ATTTATACCAATAGAAGAACATGAGGAATATACAGCGCCCAAAGAACTACAGCATGGCGAAGTAAAAATGGTTGCTAACTTAACTAAAATGTTAAGTGAAAAGTTTGGGGAGGATAATGTTATTTCTCAAGGGAGAAAAATTAAGAAATTGAATTAATAAAATTGGCCTAGTCGAGGGGGTCTGGTATTTTATCCTGAATGCCTATAAATGTTCGATTACCGCTTTTGTTTGTACTCGTTGTGGGGTGGATAATTGTAAACAAACATTTAACCTCGACTAAATTTTTTGTATCTTTACTATAACACTATTTGGAATAATTGTAGTATTTCCTATTTCTTCAATCTCACCTTTTTCATTTGCAGAATAATCACCAAAAATTCTTGTAACCCCTTTTGCCTGAGATAACAAATGGCCCTTAGTAACACAAGTTGCTAAATTAGATTTCAATAATTGATCAATAGATTGCCATGAGCTGTCGGATAAAATATCGAGCCATGTGCAAGAAATCATTGGATATCTGTCTTGCCAGTTTTTAGCTTTTTTATTTACTGTTATTTTTCGTTTTGACACTAACTACCCCCACACTTGATTTTAAATGTTGGTTATGTTTTTCATTAAAAACTTTTACCCAATCACTAAAACTATTAATTTTCAATTTCTTTGATCTCGGTTGTTTCCGCTTCAATTGTTTTAGCATTGTATCCGTCTATTTTAGTTGATAATTCTTTTAATTTATTTTCTAATTCATCACGGCTCATACCTTCAAGGCCCGAAACAGTGACCTCTCTCTTATCAACATACATACCCGCTAACTGACCGGATCTGTATTCAGCTTGGACAGATACATTAAATTGTTTATTTTTCTCAGCTTCTTTTGATAACTTATCTAATCTTCTAAATCTTTTTAATTTATCTTTTGAAAACTTATTAACTTCTTCTTCATATTTTTTATCTAAATATTTTGCTATGTGAGGATTTAATCTTCTGTTTAATAACCTTGAAGCAATTGCAGAATAGTCTGTGGGATTTTTACATTCATACTTTGCTTGTTTGCAAGCTTCAGCGTAAGTGATCTCGCCCCAATTGGCAACGAGTATATCTACAAACAATCTTTGTTTTGGTGTTAAGTCTTTATCGGATCTTTCTATTTTTTTTATCTGGGCCATATTTCTACTATATAGATTATTTTAACACATTAGAACACCTCTAAAAAGTTGCGAAGGGTATCTCTTTAAGTAATATTACTTGTTAGGTGTCCCTGAGGGACACCATAGGGACACCATAGGGACACTATAAAAACGTACTTAAAGCATTGTTATTATTATATTATTTGATTAGAGGGACACGAGGGACACCATATTTACCCTATGGGGTACTTTTTCTTTATCAGGGGTCTGTATAATCTATATAAGAGAATATTTCTCGGGGCCTGGGGAGGATAAATTCTCGGGGTCTGGGGAGGATATTTTACCCCTTAATCGCCCATACAACCCTTTTAAGCAGTCTCGGGGCTTGGGGAGGATAAATTGTTTACTGATCCGTTGTCCTGTGCTATAAATCACTTAAATAGTGTTTATCATTATTTGCTCTCTTGCCCCTGAGGTTTTTTTTTCATTTATGTTTTTTCTTATTAACCTTGGGGGCTTTTTTTATCCCCTCAATACTCTTAATATCTTTTAAAATTTTTCTACGCTGTACCTTATCCTCACTAGCTCGATATTCCTTATACAACCAACGATACCTAAGCCATTTTAATTGAACTTTTGTATATCGTACATGCTTATTTGATATCAGCTCATTGAACTTAGATCGAATTATCTCCGGCTCAAAATTAGCGAACCAACAGATATCGTTAAAATTTTTTGTATCATTAGTAAACCAGTTATAGCTATCCTGTTTACAGTAAGCGTCATGCTTATGCTCCCCCATATTTAAAGCGTCTTCAAAAGCCTGTAATATTATAGCCTGAAACAACCGCTCCTCCGGTGTCCGTTTTTCGTTAAGCAGTTCTCTTGCTATATTAGTGCCCAAAATCTTTAATAAGTTTAGTGAATAATTCACGATAATGCCTTAATACTTTTCGGTTAGTTACGATATTCATGGCAAAATAATAATCATCCAAATGATTTTCTATAAACTCAGAACGTTCCTCTCCTGTAAGACTACGACAAATTTCTATTTTTTCCTGAGTAATACTATCTAGATCTTCCATTATTTTACATGCGGAGGGGAAAAGATATGGAATGGATAGTCTCCGCATGTAAGTTCCCCGAAAAAACGGGAAATATGTCTAAAAACAAAATTATCGTACCCATACACCTTTAACCTCTCAAAAATTAAGTTAATTAAAGTTTTTCGTGATTATTGAATGTAAAGTGATTAACCCCACTTTTTCATTTAGGTGATTTGGAATACGATATCTTACTTTATAGGTGATTTGAAAACTTTGCAAGTATTTAATTGAGCGGGCCCAGGCTACCGGGCACCGCTCAACATGGCCATTATTTACCGTTCAGTAGCTTGCGCCCTTGAGATAGTAAATTTTCTTTCGTCTTTTCGTACGAAGCGTTTTGCTTTTTAGCAATTTTTTTAACTTCATCATCGGTAATTTTAGCAATCATCGATGCCGGTTTCCTAAAGCCGTGACTACCCATTGCTCTTAACAAGCAATAAGTATCAATGTCAACGGCACAGGATTTCCATTTGTTTATGTCCATTGTTTTCTTTCTGTTTAGTTATTGTTTAATTCATCCTCTTGGTATTCTCGGTCAATAAAATACCTGGTAAAGTTTATTTTATTGTGGACATTACCGTTGTAGATTTTATCAAATACTCTAACAAAATCTTCAGTATTCGTACCCCGCAACAACATCGCAGATTTACTTTTTAATGCAGTTTTAAAACGATCCCATTTAAATTTAGGATGTTCTGAAACTACCGCGTAAGCAGTAATGAAAGATCTGGTTAGTTTAATGTTAAAGTTATTTTTCATAAACATTAACGAACTACCAATATCATTACATCTTTGTAACGCTGTAATTTTAAACTTACCTTGTTTAAAATCATTTCTAGTTTCTCTCCACATTGAATAACCTCCAGCAAGTAAAAATATTGCACACTCTAAAGGTAGTGAATATTGTTTAGTCATTGCTCGAACGATTTGATAATCTTTTTTACCGTTCTCAATGTGAAAGTCTAAGTAACCCTTCATAGACCAATTTTTTCTATTGGCATTCATAATAGCAACATCGAATTCATTTTCGAATTTACCTCTTATGTATTTGATAGGTTTACCCAATTCTTTACGTGCTTGTAGGGTATGTTGTCCATCTACAACTTCATCATGTTCATTGATAAAGATGGGAAGATCAAGATCTCTTTTCTTGATTTCTTTTTTTAATTTCGCAACGTGTCCTTTGTCCACCTCACGATTTCCTCTTACAGTTTTAAACATACTGTAATCTCTTGTAACGTATATTACATTGTCGTCTTTTATTTTTGCTTTAGACATTATTCATTCTCCATATTTTTTGCATCAATTTCACTATGGACTAAATCAGAAGATGTCCACTCATTAAGTGGGTAGACAGCCTGATCATCTAGGACTAGCGGAACTTTTGCAAGTTTTTTTAATTGTGATTTAAAATGATCATCAGATGCTTCCATCGGCTGACCATCTATTGTTATAGTTTGAGTTTCAGAAAGTACCTTGTCCATTTCATTCACCCAATCATTAAAAGCTTCAGATTTTGATTTCATTATTTCTGTTCACTTTCAATTTGGTTTAAGGCAAAATTTAATTTTCTTGCCAAATTTTTATCTTCTTCATCTAAATTATCTGATAGCATTCCAACAGAGAATCTATTTAAAATATTTGTTAATTCATCTTCTGTTAAAATTACATGTATCTTTTTTTTATCCATTTTGTTTCCCTTTATTTTTGTTTTTATTTATGATAATGTTATTCATTGCCTCTCCTTATATATATATTTTTATGGGATATGCAAGTAAATAATAAGGTAGGATAATATAGGATAATGAAGTTTATTTTGGTGTTACATCTCTGTAGTATGATAACTAGTAAGTGTATTGATCCTCACATACCTGGATATCAGTTCACAAATCATTATGATTGTGCAATAGCGGGTTATGCAATATCTCAAAAAACCCTTAAATTACTGGTAGAAGATGAAAATTACGGTCTTGATCGTATAAATAAAGAAAAATTAGCCATTAGATTTGAATGCAGAAGTCTTAACACTGCTTAGTATTGCAATCTTGTCACATTTTGATATATAATACCACATGAAGCTATAT